GATTAAACACTATAGCCTTACGGCTAGAAGATGATGTAAAGTATAAAGTAGAAGAAGATATAACTAAATTAGAAAGGATAATACAGTGAGTATATGTGGCGAAATAGAGAATATTAAAGTAGAGATAGAGACACTAGAAGAATTAATTAAAAACGAACCTAGAGATGGGTTTAATGCTTGTAGTAATATATTCGTTATGGTTTCAGATTCCATTAGGACAGCTAAGAAACGATTAAAAGAACTGGAAGCCGTTAGATGATGGAATTAGCTCTCATCAGAACGCTGATGAATAAAGAGTTTTACGAAAGACACAAAGGTATACGTTGTCCTGATAAGATTTTCACTAAAGATACCCGTAAGATTAAACAAGCATTAGATATCGCTATGCAAGAGTACAACACTAATCTAACTACATCAGACTTAGAGGCTTTGTTCTTAGCTTCTAACCAAACAATGACTACTACAAATAAAGAGATGTATAAGACCTTATTTAGTGCTTTAACTAAAGAACAGCCTATGCACGATAACATAGCTGAAGAAGTGTTATCTAAGTTGTTTCAACAGGTTGTAGGTGAAGAGGTAGCTAACTTAGGCTTTGATTACGTTAATGGTACAGTTAATTCATTAGAGCCTATGCGTAAGCTATTAGATGCATATCAAGATGACTTTACACCTAACTTAAAGATTGAGTGGGATGATATATCTTTCGATACTTTGCTTAAAGCCTCTGAGGTACAATCACAATGGAAGTTTAACATACCTAGCTTGAAGCGTAAGGTAGAAGGTATATCAGGTGGACACTTCATAATTGTAGGAGCTAGACCTAACACAGGTAAGACATCCTTCCATGCATCAGTAGTAGCTTCACCTAACGGTTTTGCTCATCAAGGTGCTAAGTGTATCGTGTTATGTAACGAAGAGATGTACGATAGGGTGGGTGGTAGATACTTGTGTGCGGCTTCTAGTATGTCACTAAAAGAGATTAGAGAGAACCGTGCATTGGCGGCATCTCGATACAGTCCCGTACATAAAAACATAAAGATTAAAGATAGCATGGGTAAGGACTTAGCTTGGGTTGAAGCTATAGTTAAACAAGATAGACCAGATATAGTTATACTAGATATGGGTGATAAGTTTGCCTCAAAGACTTCAGATAAATCTGATGTATACCTAAAGGAAGCGGCTATCTATGCGCGTAACATAGCTAAACAATACAACTGTGCAGTCATATGGATGTCTCAGCTATCCGCTGAAGCTGAAGGTAGGGTGCGTGTTGATCAATCTATGTTAGAGGGTAGTCGTACAGGTAAAGCCGCTGAAGCTGACTTGATAGTGCTTCTAGCTCGTAACCCTATAACGGATGAATCAGAAGAAGAAGACAAACAAAGACATTTAGTAGTAGCTAAGAATAAGTTAACGGGTGGGTGGCATGGCACTATTCATTGTAACTTAGATGGCGAACGCAGTCAGTACTTGGTGTAGCTAATGAGATTAGTATTAGATGTAGAGAACACAGTAACTAAACGAGGTGGTAAGAAACACTTAGATCCTTTTGAGCCGACCAACTCTCTAGTACAGGTAGGGTTCAAGAACGTAGATATACCTACAGAACGCTTTATGCTTACCTTCGACCACACTGAGTACAAAGATCAAACAGGAGCTAACTACAAATTAGTACAGCAAGCGTTAGACGAGACTACTTTACTCATTATGCACAACGCTCAGTACGACTTGATGTGGCTCTGGGCGAGTGGCTTTAAGTATGACGGTGCTGTATGGGATACAATGTTAGCTGCATACATTCTTATACGAGGTCAGAAGATGCCTCTTTCATTAGAGCAGTGTGCCATTAGAGATCATCTACCTTTTCAGAAAGATGACACACTAAAGGAATACTTTAAAAAAGGTTACAACACAGACGAGATACCCCTTAATGAATTAACTTATTACTTAGGGTGTGACTTAGATACGACCTGTGCTTTGTATGAACACCAACTTAAGAGTTACGCTTTAGATGAATCAAAAGGTTTGACTACTGTAAGAGATCTTACGTTTAAGGTTTGTCAGACTCTTACTCGTATATATATGTCAGGGTTTAAAGTAGATAGAGAAGCTCTTGTACAAGTACGTAAGGAGTTCGAAGAAGAAAAGGCTAACATAGAAGAACGACTACACCATAAAGTTAAAGAGTTGATGGGTGATACACCTATAAACCTAAACTCCCCAGAGCAAATGTCTCAAGTTATATTTAGCCGTAAGGTAAACAACAAGAAAGAATGGGCTGACTTATTTGAGTATACTAGAACTCCTGCTGAATATAAAGAAGCAGTAGAAGCTAACAGTAAATTAATAAGAAGGACAAAAGCGTTTACGTGTCCTGTATGTAAGGGTGAAGGCAAAACCTATAAAGTAAGGAAAGATGGAACAAAGTATGCCAAACCTAACAAGTGCATTGATTGTGTAGCTAGAGGCTACCAACTTAAACCATTAAACTACTTAGCTGGGTTAGGCTTTACTGCTCCAGGAAAAAAATGGGTGAGTGCTAATGGTTTTAGTACATCAAAAGGTAACTTAGAAACATTAATATCTACAGCTAAGAATAAAGGTATGACGGAAGCTATAAACTTTTTGAAAGATCTTAAACGTTTGTCTGCTGTATCGTCTTATCTATCTTCTTTTGTTGAAGGCATAGATGTATTTACTAAACAAGATAATTTCTTACACGTAAATCTCACACAACATATTACATCTACAGGTAGGTTCTCAGGGCGTAACCCTAACATGCAGAATATGCCTAGAGGTAATACATTTCCCGTTAAGAAAGTGTTCATATCGAGATGGGATGGTGGGCAGATCCTGGAGGCAGACTTTGCTCAATTAGAGTTCCGCGTTGCTGCTTTCCTCTCACAAGACCCTGTAGCTATCGCTGAGATCAATACAGGCTTTGATGTACACTCCTACACCGCTAAGGTTATCACCGATGCAGGGCAACCTACAAGCCGCCAGGAAGGAAAGCAACATACGTTTGCACCTCTCTTCGGAGCTACAGGATATGGTAGAAGTAAGGCTGAAGAAGCATATTACATACAGTTTATACAGAAGTATGAAGGTATAGCTGCGTGGCATCAAGAGTTGGCTGAAGAAGCACTACGCTTTGAGAAGATCACGACACCTAGCGGTAGGCAATATGCTTTTCCTGGTGTAGAGCGTAGAAAGAATGGTGGGGTGTCTAGCTTCACTATGATTAAGAATTACCCTGTGCAAGGCTTTAGTACTGGAGATATAGTACCCCTTGTATTAATAGAGCTAGAAGAAAGACTAAGTAAGTTACAGTCTTGTCTAGTTAATACGGTGCATGACTCAACAGTAGTTGACGTACACCCAGAAGAAGTACCGTATGTTAAGTCTATAATAGATACACTTAATGAAGATCTTAATGATATTATAGAAGAAGCATATGGTGTAACCATGAACGTTCCACTACTTTTAGAAGCTAAAATCGGACCCAATTGGCTTGACACAAAAGACGTTTAATGGTATAACTTAGGTTCATTTTTTGACAGTAAAAGGATATACAAATGTCAGACATAGCACTCGTACCTAATGAAGGTACATCAATAGCAGAAATGATGGGCATACCACAAACAGGTAGCACATCTTCAACAACGCAGTCTTCTTTGGCAAGCCTCAGTGTCTTAAATGATGCTATCATGGGTTTAGTTGAAGTTAACGGCAAAAAAGTTAAGACGGAGATAGTTCCTGGAACTTCTTTTAAGTTAAGAATTAATGAAGACAACATAGTGTACAGTGACACTGTAACAGTTCGTACTTTTGCGATACGCCAAAGATGGTCTAAATGGTTAGCAGAAGATGGAAACTACGTTAAAAGTATTATGGCTAATGACCTTAAGGCTGACTTAAAAGACAGTAAAGGTGGCTTTAACTGCGGCAGACCTGCAGGTTACGTACAGGACTTTCACTCTTTAGCGGATAACATTCAACAAGCTATGAGATCTTCACGAAGAACACAAGTTATACTAGGTATGCTACAGTTAGATAACCCTGTAGATATTGAAGGTAATATTGTTCTGGATCACACTGATACATGGTTTCCCTTTGTTTATGAAGTAAGAGCAGGTGAGTCTATTAAATCTATAAACGAAATAAATAGCAGTCTATCACGCGAGAGATTGTTACCTATACAACATACTGTAAAGCTTACAGGTGTAGAACGTATAGGTGCTAGTGGTAAACCCTATGCAGTATTTGAAGCAGCCTTACATGAACCCTGTGATTTACAGGAAAAAGATAATGAAACGCTGCGTGACTTTATGGATTGGATTAATAAGCAGAACCAGTATGTATTAGGTGAGTGGGATAAGTTTAATTTATCTTCAGATACTTTTGATGCAGATGATTCTGCGTTAATAAACTCTATGGTAAACGTAGAGGAGTCTGTATAATGCATCCAGCAGAGCTAAAAATTTCTTTATTTCTCCAGAATGCTCTTGCTGGTAAAACAACTATTACTGAAGAGGTGGCTGATAAGGTCGCCTCTGATGTAAAAGAAGCTGTGTTTAAACAGTTTTCTGGTGGGCCTCGTGATAAGTTTAGACTAAGAATGTCTAACATAGGAAAGCCTAAGTGCCAGTTGTGGTTTCAAAAGAACAACCCTAAAGTAAAAGCACCTTACCCACCAAGCTTCTTAATTAATATGATTACAGGTGATATTATTGAGGCTGTATTTAAAGGCTTACTTAGGTCAGCAGGTGTGACCTTTGGTGATAACGATAATGTAGAGTTAGACTTAGGTGAGCTAGGTAAAATAAAGGGTGAGTACGATATGATATTAGATGGAAGTGTAGACGATGTTAAGTCTGCCTCTGATTATTCATACACCAATCGTTTTGAATCGTTTGATAGACTACAATCAGATGATACATTCGGTTACATACATCAACTTGTAGGTTACGCAGTAGCTTCAGGCAAAGACATGGGTGGCTGGTGGGTTGTAAATAAAAAGGATGGCGCATTTAAATATATCTCAGGTAGTACAGTAAACCAAGAAGAAATAATGGAGAGTATTAAAGATAAAGTATCTTACATAAATGAGGATAAACCTTTTGAAAAGTGCTTTAAACCTGTACCTGAATACTATAGAAGAAAAGCATCAGGTAATTTAAAGTTAGGCAAAGCGTGTGGTTGGTGTGATTTTAAAACTACGTGTTGGAAAGAACTACAGAGACTACCATCAAGAGTATCAACAGCTAAAGTAAAACCTATGGTTGATTACGTATTAATAAATGACAATGAGGAAACAGTTATATGAGCAATACATTTACAATAGAAGATAAGTCTTACACAGAAGAAGATATGAATGCAGATCAAAAACGATTATTTAACACCATATTAAATATAAAAAGTGAAATAGGGTCAGTTAAATTAAAGTTTGATAGCTACGACACCTACGCTAAAGTACTTAGCCAACAACTTGCACAGTCTTTAACTTCAGATAGTGTAGACGAGCCTAGTGAGACGTAAGTATAATCCGAAGTGGAATACCTATCGTAGTGGTTTAGAAGACAGGTTAGTAGAGAGTCTATCTAAAATACAAAAAGAAGTCAGGTATGAAAAGTTAAAGATAGAGTGGGAAGACCTACGCTATCGTACTTACACGCCTGACTTCTTATTAGATAACGGTATCATAGTTGAAGCTAAAGGTTTGTTTGATACTGACGATAGGCACAAACATAAGTGTGTCAGAAAGCAACACCCTGAATTAGATATACGTTTTGTATTTAGTAATGCTCGTGCTAAGTTGTACAAGGGAGCCAAGTCTACGTATGCTGACTGGTGTGATAAGAATAAATTTAAGTGGTCACACAGAATAATACCTGAAGATTGGTTAAAAGAAAAAGGTAGGTGTACCACAAAGAAAGTAATAAAGTTAAAACACAAAAGAAAGAAAACATTA